GCATAAGGGTTGTTTGTGAGTCCACCACTTAGACTTGATTGTGGTTGTTGATCACCAACAACAAATCCAGCATTGGTTACTTTTCCCTTGTTTGTTCCTGTTGATGTTCTTTTAGTTCCATCCCCAACTCCAAGTATCTTAACTTGCATCAAAGAAGGCTGATAACTCAGCCATTCATTAGCAGAAAGAAAACCATATGGGTTATCCGTAGTGGAAACTCCGAAAGTTGTCTCATATTCTTCTGGTGAAGTTAATATGGTTGGAAGGAAAGCAGGCCCTTTTTCTGTGGTTGATATCACACATGCTGGGATTGCATTAGATTGTTGAGCAACAATGTTTTGTTGTTCAATTTCTCTTGTTGTAACACCAGCACTTCTAAATTGTTCTACCATGTTTTATTCTCCTATTTAGTTAGTCTTTCAGTCTGAAAAGACAACCCCACTTGGGTATACTGCAAAACTTAATTCAATGTATTCAAAAGCTTTTGTTGGTTGTACCATGATAACACCATTCATTTTATTGTTGTTTCTGTCGTCATCTGAGTTGTTTGTTTCATCACAAATTACCTTAAAACTCTCTATTCCTTCTCTTGTTTGCACAACAGACAAAACTGAATTTGTTTGAGTTGTAAAGTTTTGATATAGATCTGGAGTTATGTTTTCAAATACAAGTCTTGTAGCTATTGCCACAATGATTCTTTTTATTTCAAGAACCATACGTTTAATGTTCAAGTTAGTAAACAAACTATCTCCTAGAGCTAGTGTTTGTTGCGACCAAATAACAAAACTTTCTCTTGGAAGTTTTATTATAGGATTAATTCTGGCTGAGTACAGAATTTCTCTGTCTGTTTTGTTGTTGATTCTTACTTGTGCTCCCTTGACAAAATCAAGTGAAGCTCTGTTTAAACCTGCAACTGCCCACCAAGGAAAACTAACTTTATCTGTATAGGATATAGCACTCAAAGCTGCAATTGAAGCTGGAACTGTTAAGAGTTTTTTGTTGGTACCATCTTCAATGGTAATGTTTGGGAAGTATGTTACTCCTACATTTTTATCAATTGTTCTTGAATCAAAATTTTTAGCTGTGTTTTCTATGTCAATGGTTCTTCTGGTTTCACCATCAAATATACGAATGTTTTGATCATCGTAATAAGGAACATCAATTACCCCTTCAGACATTTGATGTTCTGAATGACATCTATCAAGAAGATAGTCGGTTATCAAAGGTTCTCTTATTCCTGGTGCACAAACTATGTTTGCTATTGAAAGATTTGGATCTGTTGCTAGATTAACTGCTTGCAGATAAGAGTTAACTTGATTGTTTTCAAGTCCATATCCAGCATGGTTTACACCTGTTGTAGCTCCTGGTGATGAGTAATTTGTTGAAGCTCCTCCATATCCAACACTACTTGATTCTGTTGATGTTGATCTGTCGTTGAATCTATTAGCTGCTTTATCAAAAATATTAGTTCCATCCCAACCACCGTACATAAATGTTGAAAATTTCATGTGTTCAGAAAATCTATTAAATGTTGATAGTTGGGCTGGAAGATAGTAAGATAATTCTAACAAAGACATCAGAGTTAATCTATTTCCCCAACTACCATCAGTGATAGCATAGAAAGGAGATAGAAGTTTGCCATTTCTAATATATGCTGCTTCTTTCATATGAGTATCAACAGAAGCAGTAAAGTTATCAATTGTTGTGAATGATAATGCTACTTTTGCTAGAGTAAACTTGTTGTCGTTGAAGGAATCAGCATATGAACCAGTTACTAGAACATCCAGTTTTGATAAACCTTGAAACTTAGCATATGAATTTATAATTTCATTCTTTTCTGAACTTAAATTAGGATTGGAAAGGTTATTATTTCTTTCAAACTTAACACCCCAAAACAACCTTGAATCAACTATCTCACTAGGGCCATTGTGTCCCGTAAAACTAGGACTTGAATTTACTTCTCCTCTTGTTGTTTTAAATCTCATTGGAAGAGGAGGAATAATTGAACCTGTTAGTCTTGAGTTAAATGATCCTGAACCTGCTAGTCTTGCTAAGGCTAGTCTTGGAGTTGAATCTGTTTGAAGAGTGTTTGTATTCAAAACAGGTACACCCTTGAAACCAAAAGGAAGACAACTTGCAGGAATTTGTTTGTTGATTACGTTTTGACTGATAACAACTCTGATAAATTTTGAGTTGTTTGGATATTTTCCATTAACTACGAGTCTTCTATCATCTTCGTTTTCAACATCAAAGTTAAAATAGATTTTTCTATCACCTATCACGTTTCCAATAAATGAAACTGAATCTGGATCTAGACTTAGTTCTGAGAATCTTTCTAGAATTTTAGGTTCAAAATCTGAGTCATTAAAATCTCTTACAAGAAGAGTAAAGGTACCATAAGCGTATTTTGGATCTATACTTCTCTTGATATTTGAAATACTGATTTTGTATTTGGTCGTAGCAACTGCACCATCATCTATAGCTTCAACATAAAACAAGTCATGTTCAGTTTCCCCAAAAGGCTGAGAAATAAACATAGGTGTTTTTGGAGTAGTGTATCTTGTGTTGTAATAACCAAAAGCGTCTCTAAAACTCAAAGAAGTAAGTCCTGAGTTTGGAGAAGTAACACTACTTCCTGAAAGAACCACAACGGTTTCTGTGTTTCCAGAACCAGATGCTACAGTTGCAACTTCATTATCAACAGGAAAATCACAGTATAACAAATGTTTTTCTGTGCTGAACTTTTCAGGATCTTTGTTTAGAATCTTGCCAAAATAATCATTGCTGGAAGGGTTAAAGGAAGCGGTTAAGATTCTTAAACCACTTAGACCATCTGTAGTAGCAAAAGTTGCTCCGGCAGAACTTGAAATAACAAGTTTGAATTTTCTATAGGTTGGGTTGGTACTTGTATCATCAATAGTAACTGAATCATCTAGTAAGTTACCAAATGTTTCTTCAGAAGCACTCATAACCATGAGACGAGTATCAGAAGCTGTAAAAACAACCCCTCTGATCAAATGAACATAGTTAGAGGTCATTGTATAACTCTGGTTATCACTAAACATAGGATAGCTAACTGCTTCAGAACTTGTTACAACGTGTTTAGCTGCTAGGAATTGAACTGATCCATTGTGTCTTAGATCTGCTATTGCACTTCCTGTTACTTTCATACCTGCATGTCTAACTGTATCTGTTACTCTTGTTAGTTCAATATCTGTTACTGTTTTATTAGTTCCTGCTCCAAGAGTTCTGATAAACAACACAGGTTTTCCATTGCCAACCACTTGTTCAACAGCATAAGAAGTAACAAACTCTCCGTTATGTCCTCCAAACCTTGCTTCAAAACTAGGAAAATTACCTATCAGACTAGGTACAAATGCTGGACCCTTCTGAGATGGACCTATGATTGCGTGAGGAACTCCAGTTGGTTCTTCTGCTTTTGGGATTGTTAAATCTATTTCATTTGCCTGAAAACCAGGAGCTCTAAGTTTTTTTTCTGCCATTGTGTTTTATCCTTGTTTGAAATTAATGTCTTGAATAATTAGACAGCCATTAGTCAGGATTCAGAAACCTTATTAAACTTGTTAAGTTTTCTGCTGAATAAACAGTCTCACCTTTTCTTTTATTCTGATCTGTGATAAAAATCTTCCTGTATTGACCATTAATTATCTTTTCTTGATAGAGGTTTTGTTTGGTTGTTTTGGTTTGTTGTTCTTCTGTTGTTGGTTCTGTTAGTGTATAAGGATTAGTTTTAGTTTCAATCTTAGTTGTACCACCTGATTCAGAATCATCTAACACTTCAAAGTTTACTATTGGAGTTAGTATCTTTCTTTTAACCAATACATCTTCATTGTTAATATCAGAACCAAACAACAAAAAAGCTTTTACGTTAAGACTAAAAGTATATCTAACAAGTTTTTTTTCTTCGTCTAGTTCTTCAATATTATCTTCGTTGTTAAATTCTTCATCAGTTTCAGCTATGAAATTATATCCTTTGTCACATCCAACCACAAAACCTCTTACTTGCGGCAGATAACTTCTGATAAAAGTTTCTAACATATAATTCATGTGAATTGTATGGGTAGTCCAGAAAGTTATCTCATAGTTGACTGTATAAAACTGTGGAGATGGAATAGTAATTTCTTCAAACAGATTATTAAAACCACTAAGACTATCATCTAATAACATTCCTTGTTTTATGTTAACAGTATCTCTTAGTTCTCCAGAAACAGAACCCGTTAAAACTGAGTTGTTGTTCTGGAGTTGGATTTTGTTCAGGAGGTTCTGATAGATTTTATCTTCTGGTGCAAGTCTTCTCTTCCAGACAAGATTTCCTGTCATCTGATTTATCCCTCTGTTTGATATATCTTCAGAGGATTGAGTTACATTTTTCTTGGTGATTGAAATTATTGGGAGAATAGGTGCTTCATTGTTATCTCTTGTTAGAGATTTCTTAATAATAGCAAACCTTTCACCTGATGCAAAATTCACTGTTGGTTTTGGATATCTTGTTAAAACAGTTTTATTTGAGAACTCAGTTGATGAAAATCCTATCTCTCTGTTAAACAGATTATAGACAGACTCATCTACATCAGAAAAACCACAAGAAGGAACAAAGAAATCATCAGGACTGTCTAGTTTGGATTCATAACCTGTAGGAAGGTAAGAAACTAAACTGTTCTGATAATCTCTTGAGATTGTTTGCCTAGTAACCATATAAGATTAACTAGGTGTATGGGTTTTTAACCACCTGTTTAGTTCTGGAACA